TATGAGAACACATTGTTATTGACAAATGGAGATGACCTACGGCGTATCAATCTTGTACTTATGAAACGGATTGACATATAACTGTATATTTATTTAAAAGAGAAAAATTATGTTTAATAGTCACAGATTAGATTCAGAATTAGATTTAGCACAAACAGAAGAGATACTTGCAATCTTATTACAAGTAAGTAAGCCATCAGATACTCTAATAAAAAGTATGACTACCATAAAGACTGCAATAAAAGAAGAAACAGAAGTAGAAACTGTGAAATTAGATGAATTGATTACACTCGTATCTGATAGAGGGTTTAAAGATTCGACATTACTGGCTCGCCTCAATATTGAAGCAGCTGAACTTAAAGAAAAGGCTGTGAAAACAAAAGACAAATATTTTGATGAAGATGGAAGAGAGAGATAGATTAATATCTATATACAATAATAAACTAATTAACAAATAACAAATAAAACTTTTTTTAACTTTTTTTGATAATCCTTAGGATAATAGAAAAAAAGTACTTATATTAATACTAATAAATAATAATTAATCATTTAAAAGGAAAAACAATGGCAATTGATTTAGACGCAATAAAAAGAAAACTTAGTCAGCTTCAGACTACCGGCACCAGACAAAACAACTTATGGAAACCGGAACCAGGTAAGCAAACAATCAGAATAGTCCCTTATCAGCACGACAGAGACAATCCATTCAGAGAATTATATTTTCATTACGATTTAGGTAAAAAGAATTATCTATCTCCGGTGACTAACGGCAAAGCAGATCCAGTAGTGGAATTTGCAGAGAAGTTAAAAGCATCTGGTAATTCAGATGAATGGAAATTAGGTAAGAAGATGGAACCTAAAATGAGAACATATGTTCCCGTGTTAGTAAGAGGAAAAGAATCTGAAGGTGTTAAATTTTGGGGATTTGGAAAAACAGTCTATACCGAGTTATTAGGTGTAATTGCAGATCCAGATTACGGAGATATATCTGATCCAATGAATGGAAGAGATGTATTAGTAGAATTTACTCCATCAGAAGGAGCAGGTTCGTTTCCAAAAACAACAATTAGAGTTAAGCCTAATGTTACTCCAGTAACAGAGGACAAAAATGTTGCAGAAATGGTTACAAAGAATCAACCAGATCTATCAGCAATATTTAAAGAACCAACTTATGATGAACTTAAAGAAGCATTAGAGAGTTGGCTCAATCCAGAAGAATCAGGAACAGAAGAAGCTACTCAAGTAGAAGCAACTTCTAACGCTGGAGAAACATCTAAAGTAAATAAAGTAGATGATGTTTCTAAAGCATTCGATTCATTATTCAACGACTAAAAAGTTATAAAATATGGCAAAATCAAAAAGTGAACTAGCAGATGATCTGGCTTTAGAATTAGCAGATAATTTAAACAAGAAGTTTAAACATACTGGATTCAAGGCAGCTTATTTCTTAGATAGAGATACGGATGCACCGAGTGAAGTAAGAGGATGGGTAGGATCTGGCTCTTCAATGTTAGATCTTGCAATAGCAAATAGGCCGGAAGGCGGATTTCCAGTTGGAAGAATAACAGAAATTACAGGTTTGGAAGCATCAGGTAAATCTTTATTAGCAGCACATGCTTTAGCAAATACGCAAAAAGCAGGTGGTATGGCAGTATATATAGATACTGAAAATGCAGTTAGTAGAGAATTTTTAGAAGCTATAGGAATAGATCTAGAAAAAATGTTATATGTTCCATTGGAAACAATAGAAGACATTTTTGAAGCGATTGAAAATATAGTTGAATCAATTAGAAAATCAAACAAAGATAAATTAGTTACTATTGTTGTTGACTCTATAATGGGGGCATCAACTAAAATTGAAATGGCTAAGGAATTTGATAAGGATGGATATGCAACATCGAAATCCATTATACTTTCCAAGGCAATGAGAAAAGTGACAAATATGTTAGGACGTAACAAAATTTGTTTGATATTTACTAATCAATTAAGGACAAGGCTAGGAGTAGCTTTTGGTGACCCTTATACTACATCAGGTGGTAAAGCGATACCATTTCATTCTTCAGTAAGGTTACGATTGAAATCAGTTGGTCAGATCAAAGTTAAAAAGGACGGTGTCGATCAGACTATCGGAATTAAAACTAGATGCCAAGTGGTTAAAAATAGAATGGGGCCGCCATTAAAAACAATTGATTATGATATCTACTTTGAAAGTGGTGTCGATGATTTTGGGGGATGGCTCAATGTTATGAAGCAATTTAAGCTTGTTGCAACAGCAGGTGCATGGTATACATTTACTAGGACTAATGGCGAAGAAGTAAAATTCTTATCTAAAGATTTCGAAAAGAAATTGGAAGAAGTTGATGGACTTAAAGATGAAATATATCAGCAAATTTGTGATGCATATATTCTTAAATATAAGCCTGGAGAAGACTTTGGTATTGATGATGTCGAGATAGACGAAGAATTTGTTAGTGAAGAAGGCTGATGAAAGGACGTTTTTTTGATATACTACAAGAAGTAGAAAGGGATCACAAACAAGGTAAGGGATCAAGTAAAGATAGCCATCTATTGATTATCGACGGCCTGAATACATTCATTAGAGTGTTTTCGGCCGTACCTGCCTTGAATGATGACGGCATGCATATCGGAGGAGTAACTGGATTCCTTCGATCTATAGCAGCTGCTATAAGACAACATAAGCCTACTAGATGCATAATTGTATTTGATGGTAAAGGCGGATCTGTCAGAAGAAAGCAGATGTACCCAGATTATAAAGCTAATAGGGCAAATAAAACAGCCTTTAATAGATATGAAGAATTTGCTTCATTGCAAGATGAACAAGATAGTATGAAACGCCAATATGGCAGAATGATTCAATACTTAACATGCTTACCGATTACTGCATTGGCTATTGATAATATAGAAGCAGATGATGCAATTGCATATATAGCTAATGAAATATTTACTAAGCCTGAAAATAGAGCAACTATTGTATCAACGGATAGAGATTTCTTACAATTAGTTAATAATCGTATTTCAGTATGGAGTCCTACTAAAAAGAAAATGTATACTCCAAATACTATGCGAGAAGAATTTGGAATAGATGCTAGTAATTATTTATTATATAGAGCATTGACAGGTGATAAGTCAGATAACATACCAGGTATTAATGGCGTTGGATTAAAAACAATGATACGTCGTTTACCTATTATTACAGAAAATAAACAATTGAGTGTAGACGACCTTGTTGAATATGCATCGAATGTAGAGAAGAAATATAAAGTTCATGAAATTATTGAATCGAGTATTGATACTATACAATTAAATTATAGATTAATGCAGCTTAAGAATGTTGACATTGCCGGCAATACTAAATTATTAATTTTAGAGATGGTGCGTGAAGATATTAATAAAATGGATGTATTAAATTTTAAAAAGATGTTTATGTTAGATAAGATGTACACAGTTATCAAAGATTTAGATACATGGATGTCAACATCATTTAATTCATTAAATGCTTACAGAAATCTTTGATTTACGAAAATAATATTATATATTTAATGCATGACAGATAGATTAAGTAGTTACGGATACAGTTTTCAAATAAAAGTTATAGCATCATTATTCACTGATAAATTATTTATAAATCAGATAGCAGAAATACTATCTCCTAAATATTTTGAAAGTGATGCTAATAATTGGATAGTGGAAACCGTTTTAGAGTATCATAGAGAATTTAAAACATCCCCAACATTAGAAGTAATAAAAGTTAAACAGCAAGACTTAGACCATGATGTCTTAAAAGAGCAAATTGTAGCTCATATGAAGGATGCATGGAGATATATCGAAGCTGATGATTTGCCTTTTATTAAACAACAAGCAATTGATTTTTGTAAAAATCAGGAAATAAAAAAAGCAATATTAGGTTCTGTTGATCTTTTAAAACATGGTCAATATGATGAAATAAAAACTAAAATAGATGATGCTTTAAAGTCTGGTGGAGATAAAGATATAGGCCATGATTATATGGTAAGTATAGATGAACGATATACAGATGCAGTTAGAGATACTAAAGAAAC